CAAAAGACATTGCAAAAGTGGCAAGTCAATATGCACATTTTGATAGAGTTCAAAATTTTAAACCAGAAGATGAAACGGCACAAATACCTGGTTCTCATAGTGTATATGGTGACCCTTTGATGGAAACACTATTAAAATTTTCAAGACCACATATGGAAAAATGGACTGGTCTTGAGTTATGGCCGACTTACTCTTACTATAGATTGTATAAACCTGGTGATGAATTAAAAAGACATAAAGATAGACCGTCATGTGAGATATCAATTACTTGTTGTCTTGGTTATGATTACAAAGATAAAGATGATTATAATTGGGGTATGTTTGTTGGACCTGCTGATGGTAAAAGAGGTCAAAAAGGCAAACATATGAAAATGCAACCTGGTGATGGTGTTATATACAGAGGTTGTGAGATTGAACATTGGAGAGAACCTTTTGAGGTTTCTGAAGATGCTTGGCAAGTTCAAGTTTTTTTACATTATGTTAATAAAAATGGTCCTTATGGTGATATGTGTAAATATGATTTTAGACCTGCTTTAGGTTTAATTGGTGATGTAAAAGATGAAGAAAAAATGGCAGAGGCAAATAAAGCAGATAGAAATATGCCGTATAGAACTAAGGACACAGATTTTCCAAAATTAGGTGAAGATGATGTCCCATATGAAAATAGATAAAAAAAATGAAGTATACTTACAAATTGAAACCGAACCACATATTGCAAGGGAACTTTCAGAACACTTTACCTTTGAAGTCCCTGGTGCAAAATTCATGCCTGCATATAGAAATAAAATATGGGATGGAAAAATACGATTATATTCAATTACTACAGGAAAAATCTATGTGGGATTATTACCATACATCAGAGAGTTCTGCAAAAGAAATGACATTAGATATGAATTAATATATAATAACAAGAATGAGGATATTAGTGAAGAATTTATTAAGCAGTTTATACACGACCTTAACTTACCACACGAAACTCGTGATTATCAGATTTCTGGTATTCTTTCTTGTGCCAGAAAATGTCGTAGTCTTCTTGTTTCTCCTACTGCATCTGGTAAATCGTTAATCATTTATGCACTTACAAGATACTATCACAAAAAAAATCATAAAACTTTAATTCTTGTACCGACAACAAGTTTAGTTGAACAAATGTATTCTGATTTTATTAATTATGGTTGGTCTGATGAATACATTCAAAAGATATATCAAGGTCATGACAAACAAATTACAAAAGATGTTACAATATCAACTTGGCAATCAATATATAAACTACCAAGAAAGTATTTTGAACAGTTTGGTTGTGTCATTGGTGATGAGGCACATTTATTTAAATCAAAATCTCTTACATCAATATTAACCAAAATGGTTAATTGTAAGTATCGTTTTGGTCTCACTGGTACATTAGATGATACACAAACACATAAATTAGTATTAGAGGGTTTATTTGGCACAGTAAATAAAGTAGTATCAACAAAAGAATTAATTGATAAAAATACTTTATCACAACTTAAAATAGATAGTCTGGTGTTGACCTATAATGAGGCAGAATGTAAGTTTAATCGTGATTTAAAGTATGCTGACGAACTAGATTTTATTGTGACACATGATAGACGACTTTTATTCACAAAGAACTTAGTTTCTAGTATTAATGGTAATACTTTATTATTATTTCAATTTGTAGAAAAACATGGTTTGCCTTTATTTAATTTAATACAACAAGAACTACATGATAGAAAAGTATTTTTTGTATATGGTGGTGTTGATGCAAATGAAAGAGAAAAAATTCGTGAGATAACTGAAAAACAAAAAAATGCAGTAATCGTTGCATCTTATGGAACATTTTCAACTGGTATTAATATTAGAAATCTACATAATATTATATTCAGTTCACCATCTAAAAGCAAGATAAGAGTTTTACAATCTATAGGGCGTGGTCTAAGATTAGGTGATAACAAAACGCAATGTAAACTTTATGATATTGCAGACGATTTAACTTATAAAAACAAACAAAACTTTACTCTTCGCCATTTTATGGAGAGAATAAATATATACAACGAAGAAGAGTTTGATTATAAAATACATAGGATAAAATTATGATAACAGAAAAAGAGTATATACAACTAAAAGAAATGTGGGACTATAAAAGAATGTTAGAATATAATAAAGAACAATTACGAAATCGTATTAAATCTTTATGTAACGAAATAATGTTTGCTGATACAACTGAAGAAGAAATGTTTGATGTATTTTGGTATAGAATGAAAGAAAGTAATAAATTAGAAAGACCACCTAGGGCGTGGATACCTAAAAATGAAAAACTAAGGAAATGGAATGAGTAACATCACAGACATAACTGTTAGTAGAGTAACACCATATAGAATATTTAAATTAGCAAATGGTGATGAAATAATATGTGAGTTAAAACAAACTGAAGGTAATCGTTATAGTGTTAAACACCCATTTAAACTTGTTGTGGTAATGTCTGAAGATAAGACAGGTAAGTTAGAAGAAAATCTTGCATTAAGAAAATGGACAACTTTCACTGAAGATACATTATTTAATATTGATAGACAACAGGTTGTAGTGCAACACGGTGCCAGTTTAGGTTTAGAAAAATATTACAAATATGTTTTAAGAAAATATAAAGAGGCAGATAAAACAAATTTAGTACCACAAAATCTAGAAAGAGAAGTAGAAGAATTAAAAGTAGAAGGTAGAACCGAAGACTCTTTATCTGAAGAAGAGATAATGGACGAGTCAGCAAATGTATATTTTAAATCAGATAAAAAACATTAATATTATTCTGTCTGTTACAAGAAAGAGTATAACAACCGATTTTTGATTTGTCAACCCCTAAATTACTAATTAAATTGTATTGACATCTTTTTAAAATATGATATATTAACATAAAGGATTATTATGAATGGCAAAACAATCAAAGCATTATGTAAATAATAAAGAATTTTTACAAGCAATATCAGAGTGGAAAGAAAAAGTAAAAGAGGCAGAACATTCAGACGAAGAACAACCACCAGTAACAGATTATATTGGTCAGTGTTTTTTAAAGATTGCACAACATTTGTCTTATAGACCTAACTTTATTAATTATACATTTAGAGAAGAAATGATTAGTGATGGTATAGAAAACTGTTTACAATATGTAAATAACTTTAATCCAGAAAAATCAAAAAATCCATTTTCATATTTTACACAAATAATATATTATGCATTTATTCGTAGAATTCAAAAAGAAAAAAAACAATCACATATAAAACACAAAATGATTGAAAAAGCAATGGTACCAACATTTGATACTAATCCTTTAGATGATACAAATTATGGTAACACATATATGGATTACTTAACAAAAAATATGTTACCTACTGATGGTGATGTTTATAAAACCAAAAATAAAAAAACAGAAACTAAGAAAAACTTAGAAAATTTTTATGAAGATGATAAATGAATTTAGATAGTTATATAAAAAAAAGAGTTAAGTATAAAATAATAACATCTGATACTTGCTCATACTGTGGTATGGCAAAAAGACTAATGGAAAATTTTAATATTGATTACGATGAAGAGAATATATCAAAAGATAAAAATCTTGCACAAACAATAAAAGAAAAGTATAAAACAGTTCCACAAATATGGAACGAAAAAAATGAACACATTGGTGGATATGCAGAATTAAGAAATCATGTATATTCTCAATGGGATAATGTAGGTGGATATAAAGGAGATTAATATGTTCAGTTTTATAACAAATTTATTTAAACCCAAACCTAAACCAATAAAAAAAACTGGTCTTATGCTAATGACTAAAAAAGAATTAGAAAATTTAGGTCGTAAACATGGCATAGAGTTAGATAGAAGATTTACTAAAAGTGACCTTATTGAAGAACTCTATGAACATTTACAGAAGAAACAATGATGTATGAATATAAATGTGAAATAGTAAGAGTCGTTGATGGTGATACTGTTGATGTTAATATAGATTTAGGTTTCAATACTTGGTTATGGAAAGAAAGAATAAGACTAAACGGTATTGATACACCAGAATCTAGAACAAGAGACCCAGAAGAAAAGAAAGCAGGACTTTATGCGAAAAGTGTTGTTGAGGGTTTTTTACCTGTTGGTTCTACACAAGTTCTTAGAACAACAAAAGACAAGTCTGGTAAGTTTGGTAGAACACTAGGTGACTTTATTATATTTGATGGTGAACAAGATAGAGAAACAGGTATTGTTGAGTATATGATAAGACATTATGTTGGTGTCGCATATGAAGGTCAATCAAAAGAATTGATAAAAGAACAACAATTAAGAAATATATCATATTTAAAAGCAGAAGGATTAATTGATTAATGAAAATAGCACTAATTACTGATACACACTTTGGTGCAAGAAATGACCATGACCACTTTCATAATTACTTTTATGATTTTTACGATAATCAATTCTTTCCATATCTAAAAGAACACAATATAAAAACTTGTATTCATTTAGGTGATGTAATGGATAGAAGAAAATTTGTGTCGTATAAAACTGCAAAAGATTTTAGAGAAAAATTTATAGAAAAGTTTGTAGAGTTAGATATTGACTTACATTTAATGGTAGGCAATCACGATACATTTTTTAAAAATACAAATGATGTAAACTCTTTAGATGAATTAATTAATAAAAGATACAATAAAATAAAAATTTATAGAGAATGTAAAACTGTTGAGTTTGATGGTTTGCCTATTTGTTTTATACCATGGATAAATTCAACAAATACAAAACAAACATTTGATGAAATACAAAAAACAAAAGCAACAACTTGCATGGGGCATTTAGAAATTCAAGGTTTTGAAATGAACCATGGTCATCGTAGTGAAGTTGGTTTAGATAAAGAAAAATTTATTAAGTTTGATTTTGTAATGTCTGGTCACTTTCATAAAAAATCTGATGATGGACATATATTCTATCTTGGCACACCATATCAAATATTTTGGAATGATAATAAATGCCCAAAAGGGTTTCACATATTTGATACAGAGACAAGAAAATTAGACAGAATTATAAATGAAAGAACTATATTTCAAAAAATATATTATGATGATAGTATGAAAGATTATAGTAAAGAACCAGTTACTAGTTCTGAAAACAAATATGTTAAATTAATTGTGGTCAACAAAAAAGATTTATATAATTTTGATAGATATGTTGATAGACTCTTGACAGAATCAAAAGCACATGATATAAAAATCATAGAAGATTTTTCTGAATTAAAAGCAGAAAATGTTTCTGATACTATTACTGAGAATACTCAAGACACCATGACTATATTAGAAAATTATGTAGATGATTTAGATGTAAAAAATCTTAATAAAAACAGATTAAAAGGTATGTTAAAAGGTCTATATGTTGAGGCAAGTAATATGGAAATATAATGTTAAAACTTCAAGAAATAAAAAAAGTACATCCAGATGGTTCTATTTGGATTGGTGAACATAAAGGTAAAACTTTAAAAAGTAATAGAAGAATTGCCTTACACACTCAAGCAATGTCTTTTCACGAAGATATTGTAGATGTTGCAAAAAATGTTTTTACACAAGAAAACAGAACTGCTGATGTAACAGAAAATAGAAGTATGTTTAATGTTTATGATGAGTTGATGCATCTCTTAGAATACATGGGTCTTGGTAAACTATATGTTATTCATGCAGATTTAAATAAAACAACTGATGTTTCTTCACATTATAGAATGGTATATGTGCCGTGTGCAACACCTGACTC